ATGGAAGACACCAAGTTACGAAAGAAAAAGGTCACCGCCAAGTTCAAGGTGGAACTCGTCGAAATGGCCCTGCGAAAACTTCATAAACAATTAGCGAGCGAGGGTGAATTGAAAGCAACGCTCGGCGATCTAATACGACTTGTCGAGGCTCACGGTTCGATGGAACAGTCAGACGGACCCAAAGAGGTCCTCATCCGATGGATAGATCAAGCGGACGACTCTCAAGATGTCGAGAAATGAATATCAAGCGCAATATTCACTACGACTTGTTGCCGTCTCAGAAGTGCTTTCACAAGAGCTCAGCTCGGTTCAAAGGCTTCTCTGGACCAATAGGATCTGGGAAAAGTCAAGCACTCTGTCATGAGGCAATCCGTTTAAGCTACGAAAACCCGGGGCGCCACGGCCTGATCGGAGCACCAACGTTTCCAATGCTTCGTGACGCGACCCAAAGAACACTATTCGAACTCCTTGAGCTGAATAACCTTCCCTTCGAGTTTAACAAAGCCGAGAATTGCATTATAATGCGCGATACCGGATCAAAAATCGTATTTCGAAGTGTCGATGACTTCGAGCGACTGCGGGGAACAAACCTCGCATGGTTTGGGGTCGACGAATTGACCTATTGCCCCGAGGAGGCATGGTTACGCCTCGAAGGAAGACTTCGAGACCCTGGAGCAAAAAGGCTATGCGGATTCGCTGTCTGGACGCCAAAAGGGTTCGATTGGGTCTATGAACGATTTTTGGCCAAGCCTGTCTCCGGGTATGAGACTGTGTTAGCCCAGCCGATGGAAAACCGGCACCTCCTTGAACAGATTCCAGACTTCTACGAGCGTCTGAAGCACAGTTACGACGCGCGATTCTTTCAACAAGAAGTTCTGGGGCAATACCTGAGCATAAGCGCAGGTCAGGCTTATTACAACTTTGACCGTTCAATGACAGTCCGCAACTGTAAGATCGATCCCAATCGGTCACTATTCTGGGCGCTGGATTTCAACGTCGACCCGATGTCGTCAATCGTAGCTCAAGTATACGGGGACTCAGTCAACGTAGTAGATGAAATCTCTCTCGCGAGAGCGACAACTTGGGACGCTTGTGAAGAGTTCCTCAGCCGCTACCCGAATTCTCACGGCTTAACGGTATATGGTGATGCCTCCGGGAATTCGATGAAAACCACGGGGCCGCGAGATGGCGAAGCGATTAGTAAGTTCTTCCGAATGCGCAACATTCAAAGAGTAAAGGTTGAACTTCCACCGCAGAATCCAGCCGTTCGGGAGAGAGTCGTGCTGATGAACACGAAGCTCTTGGACGCGGCGGGAGAGCGTAGGCTATTTGTGGACCCTAGGTGCGTGGAGTTGATAAAGGACCTTGAGCAGGTGTGCCTGCTGGAGGGAACCATGATCATCGACAAAGGGAAGAACCCGAAGCGGACTCATATGTCCGATGCGCTGGGGTATTTGGTCTGGCAGGTTCTCGGGAATCAGGACCGGGGCACAGTTGGCTTACAGAACCGGCGATTGCCTGGTTTCTAAGAACAAAGGGAGAATCGAATGGTTACGACGATTGACCAGGAACATCTTGAGTACAAGACGAAGCGACTGCTATGGCGTCGCTACAGAGACCTATATGCCGGAGGCGAGCAGTTTAAAGACAACGCCTCCCAGTATCTAGTGGCCCGGCAGAAAGAACCCGCAGACGTTTATGGGGAACGTTTAAGCCGGGTCTTTTATGAAAACTATATAGGTTCAATAATTGATTGGTACGCGGCCACCCTTTTTCGGCGGGAACCCGTGATTAGCGCAGAGGGCGCGAACGATTTAGGTCGGACCTTCTTTAGTGACTTCATTGAGGACGCAGACCGAAAAGGCACAGGACTGAGTGACTTCTACCGTAGACAGATTACGGATGCACTTGTTTACGGCGTCGGTTACGCACTAATCGACTTTCCGCGAACGAGCCATACGGCGACGAGTAGAGCCGAAGAAGAGTTGCTCGGGGCCAGCCGCGCCTATCTGGTTCACTATAGCCCGGAGGACGTGATCAACTGGAGCCGGGATGAGCACGGGAGCTTTGAATGGATTGTCATCCGGACCCAGCATACGCGGAAGGACAGCGTGGAGGATCAGACTCCAATCATGGAGACTCGTTGGACCTATTACGACCGCGAGCGATTCAAGGTATTCCGTCGCAGCGATAGGAAAACACTCGGAGGGCCGGCGGGTGTGGTCGAACTGATCGACGAAGGGATCCACGGACTCGCAAAGCTCAATCGCGTTCCTCTCTTTGAGCTTAAAGTGAGCGACGGAATGTGGTTGATGAATAAATCGGCCCTGCTTCAGTTGGAACACTTTAACAAGTCGAATGCACTGAGTTGGGCGCTCACAATGGGGCTTTTCGCGATGCCGGTTGTCTATAGCGAAAAGACTTTTGACCAAATGGTCGGAGAGAGTTACTTCCTGCAATTAGGTCCGGGCGATCGATTCGGTTGGACTGAGCCCGAGGGCAAGGTATTCGAGATCGCCGCGCAGAACCTGCATCGGCTGAAGGACGAAGTTTATCGAGTGTGCTACCTCATTGGTCAAGCGGGGCAAGCTGTCGGTGACAATCGACCCGTGTCAGGGTTAGCCAAGCAACGAGACTTTGCGATTACCCAAGAAGTACTCCGCGGGTTTGGAGACACCGTGAAGGACTCTATGAAACGGATTCTGCGGGCGATCGAGTTCGTACGGGAGGACGGGTTGCAGATCAGCGTTGCCGGTTTAGACGAATTCGATATTGGCGATTTTGCAAGTGAGGTGGAAGACGCAGCCAAACTTCTTGCGATGAACATCGAGTCAAAAACGCTTGCCAAACAAGTTTACAAGAAGTTGGCCTTCAAGTACCTATGCGACGAACGGCAAGAGGTGAAGGACAAAATAACGCGCGAAATTGATGAATGGTTTACGCGCGGGATCGAATAAGGAGGACTGAGTATGGATGATAACAAGCAAGATCAGACTGGATCGAACAAGGGCGTAGACTTTCGGAATCTGATTCAGGAAGCCGTACGAGAGTTCGTCAATTTAGAGCAATCCAAGAGTGAACCGGCCTACAAAGCGGAACTTGAAGACGAGAGGCGACGCCGCGAGACCCTCGAAAGGCGAATGAATGAACTCGTGGAAGAGAACCGAAAGAGTCGGCAACTGGCGGAGGAGGCGGAACGCAGTTCATCTATCCGAAGCGAGTTGCAACGGTTGGGGGTTCAGAAGATCGACCTTGCCTTTCGAGCGGTGAAGGACGACATTTCGCGGACCGAAGACGGTCGTCTCGTTGGGCGAACTCGGGATGGCGAAGTGACAGTGAAGGACTACTTGACGAATTTTGTTAATGAAAATCCGGAACTGTTACCTGCGAGAATTCCGGGAGGGTCTGGCGCGTCGACAAGTTCGAAAGCCTCCGCGGCAATGCCGGCTGGATCATTCGACATGGACAAAATTCGCCCTGGGATGCCGAAGGAAGAGTTGGAGCGGGCGCGGCAAGAGATATCGCGCATTGCTCAACAGATTAACGGCTCCCGCTAAATCAAGATTGCTTCCCTGGGCGAACTAACCGTCCAGGAGGAGAGACGTAGAAGCGATGGATTTCTACGTCGTATCGGCCAGCCGATTGGGCTGGAGACAAACTCACCGCAAGCGCCCCAAGCCTGACTGGCTGGGGTTTTTTCATTTAAGGAGATTAGAAATGCCTGCTATTACTTCAGCGAATGTAGCGAATGCGCTCGTTAAGCTTGTTGCCGCCGATGCGTTGCCCGCATTGATGGGTAACCTGGTTATGGGCAACCTAGTGAACCGGAATTTTGAGCCTTCGCTTGCTCAAGCCGGTGACACGATCAACGTGCCCATTCCTCCGACCCTGGTTGCGAACAATCTCGCTCAGGGCGGCACGGTTACGACGCAGAACCCCAGCTTGGGAAATGCTCAGATCGTGCTGAACACCCACGCGGAGGCTACGTTTCAGATTCCGGACGTGACCAAAGTACTGGCTGTTCCGGACCTGCTTCGCCTGTATATGGAACCGGCCGTTGTGGCACTCGCCGAGAAAATTGAGTCTGACATTCTGGCGCTCTACTCGCAATTTACCGCGAATACGCCGCTCGGATTCGCTGGTTCTCCACTGACTGAGAGCTTAGTAGACGAGGCGGAAACGGCCCTCTTCAACGCGAAAGTTCCGACTTCGGCTCAGAAGTATCTGGTTGTCGACGGAAGCACTTATTCCCAGCTTCGTCAGATTCCCCGTTTCTCCGAATACAACACGGCCGGCGAGGCTGGTGTTCGGGCCATGATCGATGGGACGGTTGGCAAACTGAAGGACTTCTTTGTCTTCCGGTCCCAATTTGTCGCTAAGACTGGCGGCGGGCCAGCGACCACGCAGAATCTTGCTTTTGCGAAGGATTCGATTGGTCTCTGCGTTCGTCGGTTGCCCCAGCCGTTGCCGGGAACGGGCGCAATTGCCGAGTATTCCGAACTCGGTAACTTTGGTATGCGCGTGATGATGAGCTATCAGCCAAATACTTTGGCTCAGCAATTCACGGTCGACTGCCTGTACGGAGTTGCTGTGTTGCGCAATAACTTCGGCGTTCAGGTTCGCAGCTAGTCATCTATGTCCGGGGCGGTTTAGGCCGCCCCGGCTTCCGGTTATGCGTCAAAGGAGAAGATATGGACCTGAAACACTATTACGCCGAAGTGGCGACGATGGAAGAGACAATCGAAGGCGAAAACGTTCTCGTTGTAAGTCGTCCGACCGGGGACGGGGGTAAAGCGGGCGTCATTTCTGAAGTGTCGCGTCAAGTTGCGGCACGGCTAGTCGTCGAGAAGAAGGCGAGGCTAGCGACCTCTGATGAGGTTGACTATTACCGACTAGAGCAGGCGGAGGGTTACAAACTCCGACAGGAAGCAGCACTTTCGCAACGGGTTCAAGTGACTTTGGTCAGCGAACACGAATGGAAATCCTTACAGCACCGTAAAGGTTAAGGAACGAATATATGGCTCTCTTCGTAGATGGGAATCCTTCTGAACCGATGGACCTCTCGCCGTACGAGACATCTATCTTCAGCACAGCAACAACCGAAGGCATCGACTTGGTTGCAAAAGGGACAGTTGCGGCGCTGGAGATAGGTCTTGAATTGCAACGGTTTTTGATCCGCACGCCCGGCGGCGGCTCATTCAGCTTGGCGAACGTGGTGGCAACCGACGCGTTGCTACAGTGGCATATTCTCCACACGCTTGCCGTAACATTTCGAGACGCGCATCATCAACAACTGAATGATCGCTATAAACACAAGTGGCGTACTTATGAGGCATTAGCGGCGAAAGCCTCAGAGTTACTGTACCAGATTGGAGTTGGCATAGTGTACGCTCCACTACCGCGGCCGACGGTCCCGGTCATTGGGCAGACACTCGGAGCCGATGCTGCGCTGACTTGGTTCGTGAAAGTCAGTTGGACCGACGATTTTGGAGTCGAAAGCCAGGCGAGCGTCGTTAACTCTTTCAACACTTCAGAGGGTTCGGCGTTGAGCGTGCGCGCCGTCGGGGCGCCACGAACGGCGCGAGGTTGGAACGTATATGTGGGCACGAGCGACGATCAAGTGGAACGCCAGAATTCGGGGATTGTGGGCCTAGGGAGCAGTTGGACGAAGCCTTCCGGTTCTCTTATCGCTGGCGTTCGTCCAATCACGGGGCAGAGTCCGGACCAGTATCTCCGGCGATCGACTGTGGTGTTTAGAGGTTAATCCGATGGCACAACTTGCAGTTTCGGTAGTCAAGAAAATTGAAGCGCTCTTAAGGGCACCGACCGGTCTGGCACAAGGATTGGCCGCGGTTAGCGAGACGAATGGGCAGCAGCTTGGGGAACTGAGCGATCAGCAAATTGTGATGCTGAATGTGTCGGCTGAATTAGCGGAGAAGGCAACCGGGACTGTATACCCGAGCTACTACATTTATTGCGAAAAGCTTAACAACACACTTCGTGAAAAATTTCGCCAGTTTTCTGGAACGGCCGTGATGTCCGTCGAAGTTCGAGTGACTCATGACCGTTTGGAGGGGATTGAACAGAGGGCGCAACTCTACGTAGACGCGCTGATTGATACCTTAGATGCCAGTCGAGGCGACTGGGGAAACGGCCAGTTCTATACTGGCGGTTACCAAATTAGTTTCAGCTCCATAAAACTTGGCGGAAAACACTTTGTGCAGACCGCAAAAGCTACCTTCGAAGTCCAGATTAGTAAATAAAGGGAGAAGGCAATGCCTTGTTATATCTCATCAAACCAGAATCGTTTTTACGCGGCTGTCGAAAATGACTTCGGTAGCGTGGCGAGCGTTACGGCCGCCAATCGCATACCTGCCATCAAGTTGGCCATTCAGCATGACACTGCCGCTGCGCGAAGGCGCGACAAGTCCGGTAGTCGATCGCGTGCGGCGATGCCGGCCGGAGTACGTCGAAAGACGGACTATCGTTTAGAGACGTACCTGACGAATTGGGGCGAGACGGCTGGCGAACCCTCCTGCGGTCCTCTGCTGAGGGGTGCGCTCGGTGCAGCGCCTGTGATTGCGGCGAGCGGAGTTGTTGCGTCGACGTCCGGGAACAACATTACCGTGGGCGGTCCCCATGGTTTGGCGGCTGGCCAGGCGATTAGCTTTGGCAGCGAGATACGCTTCGTCGAGACGGTAGTGAACGCAACCACAATTCGGCTGAATGCACCGTTCTCGGTCTCGCCGGCGACCGGTGCGCCATTGAATCCGACGATTACCTACGCACCGGCAACCCAGTTGCCAAGCGTTTCGATATTCGACTATTGGAGTCCGGCGACAGCGGTACAACGAATTGTTGCAGGGGCGTCCGTAGATGTGATGAAGATCAAGGTGAACGGCGACTATCATGAATTCGAGTTTCAGGGTGAGGCGCGGGACCTTCTCGACAATACGTCGTTCAGCTCGGGTGTTGCAGCCCTGACGCAGTTCCCTGACGAGCCGCCGGTTAGCGAAATCGGCTACCAGATCATTCCTGGTCACATTGGACAGGTATGGATGGGAGCTTCGCCGACCCAATTCTTCACGTTAACCGATGCCGAGGTGGTGGTTCGGAACAACGTCGATATGCGTAAGCGCGAGTTTGGATTTGACGGGCCACGCTGTCTGTCGGCTGGTGAGCGGGAAGTGGGAATGCGGTTCCGAATTCTGGAACAGGATGATGCAGCCACTAAGGACCTTTATGCCGCTGGAAAGGCAAGGCAGCCAATTTCTGTGATGCTGCAACTAGGGCAGGAGCCGGGACAGCTTTGTGGCATCTACATGCCGAAAGTTATTCCTGAAGTCCCAGAGTTCGACGACCGGAATCCGCGGGTAGAGTGGGCGTTTGGCCTGAGCCAGGCGAACGGCTCCCTTGATGACGAAATTCGGATTGCATTCGCGTGAGGTCATGATCTGCATGAGATACGAGAGTGCGGTTAAACAATGCTCACGAGTATATCCGGAAGTATCCTTTTCGGTTCGTAAGATGTCGTTAGCGGGAAGAATGGACTTAGTGCACCGGATACGAGTCGAGGGATTGGCTCTGGCGTTCCATGAGGCGGGAGATGATCCGAAGGACAAGTTGATGGCTGCCGAGATCAATGGTTCAATCGAATCACTGTATGTCCGCTGGGGATTAGTTTCAATAGAAGGATTGGAGCTCGATGGCGTAGCGGCAGATGTAGATGGATTGATTGAGAGGGGCCCTGAGGAACTTTGTCGGGAGATCGCCCAGGCGGTTCGGCAAGAGTGTTTTCTTAGCGAGGAAGAGAGAAAAAACTAATTGTCGCCTTTCACTTTCAGTTCGCGAACCAAGCCGCGTGGAGGTGCGACGATTGCCGAAGACAAGGTTTGGAAAAGAAACGCAATTGCGGATTCATTCAAAGTGGGCAAATTAGCCAGACACCGATTTGGCTGCGAGGAACGGTGGTGAGCACGGAATGCCCTCGAAGTTACATTAGTCCAGAGAGTGTGAGTTGGCTCGAGGCGTTTCATGTTTGGCGGTTAGGCGGAAAGGAGGAGCTGGGCTGCTATTCCGCTAAGTCCGTCGAGGCGTTCTCAATACTGGAGAGTGAGTTGTTGAAGGAGCGAGAGAATGGCGTCAGATAACTATAAGAACGACATAGAACGATTACTCACCGGCGGGGTGGGAGAATCGAACAAGAGTGCGGAGGTGCTCGCCTCTGCTGGGGTTACTGAAGGGCGTGAGGCCACTGAGCAATTGAGTAAACATATAGCGGATCTGGCACGAATCGCACAGCAGCAGGTGGAGACGACGAGGGCCAATACGCAGGCCATCGAGTCGACGGCCCGAGGGGGACAGGCGGCGGGCATTGGAACTGAAGCGGCCAAGAGTGCAGGCAGCTACCTACTCAAGGGGTTGACCCTTGGTCCTCTAATTGGGGGAATAGCGAAGCTGTTTGGAGGCGACCAAAAGAGCGAGCGAGCGCTGGAGCGATTCTCCCTACCAGAGCCGATCCGGGCCGAGGCCGGGTTGTCTTCCAGTGGCCAGCTATATTCAATCGCGAGGGGTAGCAGCGATCAGCCGCGTGTGATTTCTCCAACTGTGGCGGCGGTCTCACCACAGGCCCAGCCTCTCGTACCTAGAGGCGCCGAGGGGGTCCAGAACATCACGGTCAACATAAACGCGATGGATAGTAAGAGCTTCATGGATCGCAGCGGGGACATCGCGCGAGCCGTCCGAGAGGCGATGTTGAACTCGCATTCGTTGAACGATGTGGTGAATGACTTATGAGCGACTTTCCAGTGTTGAAGACAGGCGCGGTGATGCAATATCCGGGCGGGCGTGAGCGGTGTTATTCGACTGAGGTCATGCAGTTTGTTGACGGCAGCGAGCAACGGTACCGAAATTATTCGTCGTCTCTCCTGCGATGGGCAGTTCGACTAGAGAATCTCGACGAAGAAGAGCTTGGGCGAATAGAAGCTTTCTACGCACAAGAGCAGGGTGAATTTGGGATTTTTTCCTTTACCGATCCTTGGGACGGAACGGAATACTCTGAATGTCAGTTCGAAAACGAGGAGATCTTGGCCGAGTTCCTAGAGTTTCACGACGGACGGACTGAACTTAGAATTCGACAGGTTAGATAGGAGCAAGATGGCTTTCTTTCCTCAATTGTCAACGGGTGTCGTGTGCCAATATCCGCTTCGTCGGAGACAGGTATTCCGGTCGGCGGTGAACCGGTTACGCGATGGGCGGCAGATAAAGGCGTTCGATCCTGGCGGAAGCTTGCTGGAGATCGAACTTGATTTGAATGGGCTGACAGACGAAGAGATAGCCGGATTGGAGCAGTTTTTTTCAACGCATGAAGGCCGAATGACAACGTTCGGGTTCTTGGATCCTGCGATGAACCTACTGCAATGGAGTGAGGACTTCGCCAAGGCGAACTGGACGCGGGGGCCGTTACTGTCAGTAAGTGGTTCCCTAGAAGACCCTTGGGGCACGCAAAGGGCCTTCCAATTGGAGAATACGGCTGTAGCTCCCCAGACAATTATGCAGGCGGTTGCAGCGCCCGGCGGGTATCGATATTGCTCCAGTATTTGGCTGTCGGCGGGGACACCGACCCAGGTGACGCTGATGGCGACATCGGGCGGGTTCACTCAGTCGCTGGATGTCCAAGTCGGGCCGCAGTGGAAGCGCTTCTCCTTGAGCGTCGATCTTCCATCTCTGACAGAGTCAATCGGCTTCGGCTGGGAACAACCTCCTGGCTCCAGCGTGAGAGCGGTTGGGGCCCAGGTAGACGCGCAACCAGCAGCGGCGGGATACAGAAGGACAACTTCACGCTCTGGCGTGTATTCGAAAGTACGATTTGCGGCGGATACGTTCTTGCGTGTAGCGCGAGGGGTAAACGACAACAGTGCAAAATGTAATCTTGTTGCCCGCTTAGCGTAAGGCTTGGCGGTTATTGGACGAACTCTATGCTGACGATTCACGAGATGAAAGAGCGGGAGATCCTGGAGACGCCCGTCCTGCTGTTTGACTGCGAACTGCGTAACGGTCAACACCAATACTGGGCCACTCATGAGGTGACGTTTGAAGGTCAAGTATATCGTGCCCGACTAATTGACCACAGCGGCTTTGACATTAAGGCCTACTCCGACGACGGAATTGACACTTCAGCCAAGCTGAGTATCGTATTGGCGAACGCAGATTCGCACTACTCGCAGGTCGAACGGGCTGTGGGGTTCAAAGGATCGCGACTGTCGGTCCAGTTTGTCTTCTTCGATCTAGTCTCTGGTGTGGCCGCAACAGAAGCGATTGCTATCTTTCGAGGGATCGGCAACTCTCCCCATGAGATCAGTGAAGCACTCTTGCATGTTTCGTTTACCAACCGGCTTACCTTTCAGCGGGTCCTTTTGCCCGACGTAAGAATCCAGAAACGATGCCCTTGGTTGTTTCCCGCGACCCAAGCCAATCGAATCGAGGCAATTACCGGGGGGCCGCGCGCGAGCCATTCGCCGTTCTTCCGTTGTGGTTACTCAGCGGGCGAGTCCGGGGGCGTCGGGAATCTAAACGGGACGGTTCCGTTTACAAATTGCGACTATACTCGAAAATCTTGCGAAGAGCGAGGGATGTTCAGCCAGGATGCTCTAGTACAGATTACTCGCCGATTCGGTGGGATCGAGTTTGTTCCGTCAACGACGTTGGTTCGGGGATATGGTGACAAGGGCTACTCAACCAGCGCGGTGCAAAGCAATGAAGCAAAGTACAACGACTTTGTGCCCTTGGCATACGGAACCTGTTGGGTGCAACCGCCGATTACCTTAGCTCGAAACGATGGCAATTTGACACGAATGGAAGCTCTGCTTGCTATAGGAGAAATTTGCGGCGTTCTGAAGGTGGTGGTGAACGACGTAGAAATTCCGCAGGCGGTTGAGGGTGCGAACATGACCGCCACCGGTTGGTACCACATGGTGAGTAAGGGTAACCGAACCGGAACCTTTAATCTCAATTTCGCTGACGGAAGTGGGGCGGCGGTTGGTGATCCTTATGGAAGTATGGCTTATCTTTCGGTCGTCGTTCCGAATCGGGTCCAGGACGGAAAGTCGATTCCTCGCGTGCAGGTTTTGCTGGAAGGCGCGAAGCTGCCAACCTACGATGAGGCGGGCGATTTTGTAGCGGACCGTTTTACGAACAACCCAGCTTGGGTGATGCTCGACGTTTTGCTCCGTAGCGGCTGGATGATGGATGAAATCGATTTGGCGAGTTTTGGTTCCACTGCTCTCTACTGTGACGATGAGGTTTCGGCGATCGATCTTCATGGAAATTCCATCATGATCCCGCGCTTCCAGTGCAACCTATCGCTGCGTAGGCGGAGGAGCGTAGCTGAAGTAGTGCGAGGGATTCGAAGCTGCGCTGGGTTATTTCTTACCTTCGGTTCGGGAGGGAAACTTCAGTTGCGACAGGAAACCACGATTGGGGTCCAACAGGCACAGGCATCGCCGGGTACAAATGCTATAGCGGAGCTACTGGGTGGTTGGCCGTCTTATGAGTTTGATGAGCGTTCTATTCTAAGGGGAAAGGGCGGCGAACCGAAACTTAGAATCTTCTCGCGAAGTTCGGCAGATACGCCGAATCGCTTTAGTGTTGAGTTCCAGGACTCATTCAATGAATATCAGCAAGATTCCCTTTCATTGCTGGATCTCAATGATGTCGTGACGTCAGGACAGGAGACGAGCGCCGCCTTGCCTGCGCTGGGCCTTGCGAACTTTGACCAAGCGGCGAGGATGACGAAATTACAGCTGTTGAAGGCTGTCCGCGGGAACGTATATCTGGAATTCGAGACATCGGTAAAGGCGATTGGCTTGAAACCGGGAGATTTAGTGACGATGACGTATCCGAAGGAGGGCTTGGATCGGCAGCTCTTTCGGATTAGTCGGGTAACCCCGGGGATTAACTTCCGCACTGTCCAGCTTACGATGCAATGGCATGACGATGATTGGTATGTGCAGACGGCCGGAAAGGGTGCAGAATCGTCCGGTAGGCAACCGAGATATGAATTAGGAGTTCCTCGGCCCTTGATTGGCAATGTGATCGATGGGGATGGCGTGACCCAGTTTGGAATTACCGAAGCCTACACGGAAGCAACGGATGGTTCAGCCCGTGTCGCGATTTCGGTAGGATTTACGGAGCCGACAAAGCCAGAGGCGACCAAGGTGGGAATTCCGTTGCTGGCGATTTCCCCGTTGTCTCAGGCGACAGGGGGGACGTTGGTGGGGGATCAGGTGTTTTACTACGCGCTAACTGGGGTGGACGTCGACGGAAAGGAAAGCGCACACTCGTTTATCGTACGGGCCGTTGTCCCCCCGGGGACGGGGACGAATCGAGTGACTCTCAGTAGGTTTAGCTTTGGTGCTGGAACAGTAGTGTTTCATGTTTACAGAGGGCGAAATCCTCAGCAAATGACCCGTATAGCGTCTAGCCAAGTTGTCGCAGAAACATATTCTGACCTTGGGGAACCTGATGGCTTTGTTTCGCCGCCGGATGAAACTTTCTCGCATGCGAATTTCTATTGGCGATTGGAGCTGCAGGGCCATCAGCTGGCCGGGATTGTAACGTTGACTACCATCGGCAATAGTAGTCTGAGCATGATCGTCAATGAGTGGCGATCGAAGATCGTGCGGATTGTTAGTGGCCGGGGAATGGGCCAAGAAAGGAGGATCGATAGCAATTCGGGCACAACCTGTGTCTTGAACACTGGTTGGGTTGTTCTTCCGGACTCGACGAGCAAGTGGGTTGTTGTTGAGCCTAGCTGGTTCCGCGGAGCTACGACGGCCACGAGCCCAGCGGTATTCGAGGTTCCGAACCGGGAAGGAGCGACGGTTCACGTCACGGGTCGAGCGGCGAATGCGAATGATCGGGAATGCCTCCTGGAATTGTCGCCGATTACAAGATGGCGGATCTTGGGTGCGAGTGCCGGGCAACTTGACGAAGATGTGGCTCCGCCGCCTTCCTTTGCTTTGAGTTCGATGGGGGACGGAACGGTTGAATTGCAATCTATCGGATTCCCTTCATTGGCCAACACACGAACGGTTTCAGCAGGCACCTTGGTAATGCGGTATTGGGATGAGTTGCAGAGTCCGTCGTCGCTGGTTTTGAGTGAACCGATCGATGCAGCCACCGACACGGTCGTGCTCTCCGCTGCGGGTCAGCTATCGGCGGGACAGATGTTCCAAGTCGATGGCGAATTGTTTCAGGTGGCTTCCATATCGGTTGGCGGGTATGCGGTACAGGCAGTGCGTGGTTCCCATGCTTCGCCGATTGAGGCTCACGTCGCTGGTTCATTGGTTTATCCGTTGGATCAGAAGACTCAGATTTTGCCCTTTGGGAGGGACTTCTTCGGATCGCCGGCGAGCGGAAGTTATTCGTTCAGCGCCCACCTACCTGGCGTGAGGGTTGCTGCTGCGGAGCTTTACTTGACGAATGGACGTGGAAACTCTGATGTGGCGAAACGGAGCGTCACAGGAACGCTGGACTTCGGACTTCGTACTCTTCAGGGCGGCCAAATCGCGCTGCAGGTTGAGGGATGGTTGGCGATCCAGGAAGATGCGACGCCCCCATTCACAGTTGAAGCGCCACTGGTTATGCGGGACATCTTTGCAGTTGTGGGTGATGCACCAACTTTGGGTCCGATCGTGTTGGTTCTTCGACAGGATAACGACACAATCTGTACATTGACGATCCCCAGCGGACAGACGGTATCGAACGTCGTAGGGGGATTTGGACTGGCTCCGCTGCGCACAGGAGCGAGGCTAAGACTGGAAGTCGAAAGCGTAGCGCAAACGGCGGAGAGTACTCCCGGAAGTGACCTAACGGTAACGATCCGACTTTAAGAAAGGAGCGTAGCACGATGGCCGAATATCTAGAAAAACTAAGACCAGATCGGGACTTGCAGGTATACTTTGAGCGGCCGTCGGCAATTGCGGCGATGAGTGAAGCGACGACGACAGGATTCACCGTGTCGGGGACGTGGCGACAACAGTTTGATTGGTGTGTCATCGAATGGAATCGTGACAATGTCTGGGAGCATCCATTGTTTCGGAATCTCCCGGACGGTGACCTAAGTAGATTACAGCTCACTTACGATGAGACTCGCGAGAACTGTGTCCCGATGGATTCTGAGATGTATGCGACGGTGGGATGGCCGTTTCTTCGAGTCTGGGTCGAGGATGCCTTGGAGAGTGATTATATGGAGGGGTATTTTGAAGTGCCGCTCAATCGCTATTCTGTGCCGGTAGAGGGGGCGTACGCACCGGCCACAGCGACATTCACGTTGCAGGGTTCGGTCACCGCCGGCGAGGCCGTAGGATTGGCGTGGATGAATGAACATCATACTCATATCTGTTATGCGACCGATACGTTGGCCGATGTTGCAGAAGCGATCACGGCAAGCGTGAACGCTTTCTCGGCCAACATGATTGCGGTTCGGACGGGTGAGAGTATCTCGCTATCTTACGTGGGCGCGGACGAGCTTGGCGTACGCCAGCCGTTAATTAGTTCGACCGTGGGGTCCAATGGCAACCGTTTGGGCGCTTATGGTCACGTCACTCCTGGGGGGTCTGAGCTTTGGGATGTTGAGGCGCAATACTTCGCAGGAGGTACGTCGCCTTCAAAATGGCGGGTTTCGCTTGACTTTTCCGCACTAGAGGACAAGAATGGTGACTCCGTTCCGATGGACAGGGTTAGAAAGATGCGTTGGACTTATGCGGCCGACTTCCAGCGCTCTGAGTTCGAGCGAAGTGAATTTAAAGTCCATCTTGAAAACTGGAATGTAACGGGGTTGGCTCGCCGGTACCGAGTAGCGGGTCCGGGTTCTCGACGGATCGAAAATTCGTCGAAATCGGTTCAGTACTATGGCTCCAGCTGGGCGCCGGAAGTTCGCGGAAACTATTCGGGAGGGACAATTCGCTGGGCCGAGCAGTATGGGGATGGGATCGTGATCCCTTATCGATCCGCTCAGAACCACGAGTTGTACCTAGGAACCCGGCTACTCGACCAAGCTCCAAACATTGCATTCCGGGTTGATGATGGCCCGGTAGAGGTATTCAATCTTCGCCGAAAATCAGAAGACCGGTTGCTGCGAGTACCGTTGGGTGCATTTGGACCGGGCAACCATACAGTATATATTACCCACAATGGCGCTTCGGGACGACGCTTTTGGTTTGACTTTCTCGAGATTGCAATTCCTTCGGCGCAAGTGTCCGATCTGCCAGTCATCGAAAAAGTGACGTTGGCAACCGATTGGGATACCGATCATTCTTTGGCGGTTCCAGCTGAGCGCACTGCCTGGATGATTTACTCTCTTGGGTTCCGAGCGAGGGTTAACCACTATGTCGGGGCACTGATCTTTTACGAGTTGTACCGAAAGGGGCACCAATATGCCTCGGCTACGATCGACTTCGTCGGGGTACCGACTCCAAGTGCATACACCGAGGTTTCTGTCGGAACTTTTGGCGATTCTGCGGCGACGCTGACGGTTCGGCACCTCAATTTATATGGGGATACCGCGGCAACCATCGCGAAAGCGTTTGAGCTCGAATTCAATAGGGGCTATACGGCTATCCGAGCCGAGGCCGATGGAACCCGATTGTTGATCTATTCGCGAAAGATGGGCCAAGCAGGAGAGACGATCACCTTAGGCGTCTCGCCAATGACCGGCGGATTTCTGCTCCAGCTCAGCAGCGGGAGATTAGAGGGATCTGCCGACGGGGCTTGGACTACTGACACGACGACCGGACAAACCATCAATCGTGCTTGTAGGGACTGGTCAAGGGAGTTTTATAGGGCTTGCCAGTCGTACGGAATGGATGTAACCGCTGCGTTCTCGACGGAACTCGAACATGGGGATAGTTCGGTAGAAGCCGGTATCGCGCAGCGATACTCCGATGGCCAGCCCTGCCTCCTGACAACGCCGGCACTACAGACCAATTTTTCGCCTAGGGCGAGGCAATACTGGGAATTGGTTCATAAACAGATGGCTGACATCATGGTGGAAGTCGGATTGGTTCCATTCCTTCAACTTGGTGAGGTGCAATGGTGGTACTTTCCCGGGCCGTTTGGGAACTCAACTGGAATCAGTATGCCTTATTATGACGAATACACGATGGACACTTTTCTGGAGCGGTTCGGTTTTCCCATGCGGGTCATTGGCAACCAGTATGTGGATCCATCGACGTTTCCAGAGGAGGTTAGACACCTACCGGCTCTGATTGGAGAGTACACAGACGATCTGATTTCATTTGTAAAGGCGGCGCACCCGAGCTGTCGATACGAGGTCCTTTATCCAACTGACGTAAACGACACAGCCTGGGGACGAATCGTGAACTATCCAAATGCAGCTTGGACGCCCGCGAAGCTGGACACACTCAAAACAGAGAGCTTCAGCTTCACGTTCGATCGTGATTTAAACAAGTCGAAGTATTCGATCGAATTTCCGTTTTCGAAGGGGTTCCCTCGAGCAAAGAGTGCCTTCCTGGTGGGGCCGGGTGATTCGACGACAACTTGGCGAAAAGAGGTTGGAATGGCTATCGGGGCAGGGGTGGAATCGATCGTTCTGTTTGCTCTTGATCAATTTTGCTTAATTGGATACTCGCCATCAATGTCACACCTCTCGAGGCGTAGCGCGCAACAGGGCACATGA